GTCCGATGCGTATGAAGTATCCAGTTTAGCCAGTTGCTGGTGGAAGTGGGTCCAGAGCGTATCAATATCTTCTCGTTTGTAAGACTCATCCATGAAGCTGTTGTAAGCAATGAAGAGCAGCCCCGCCTTGATGTTCTGCACCTGAGGGAAGTGGGCGAAGGTCATCAACGCCATCAACTTCAACTGCAAAGGCTCAGCGTACTTGTTGCTGCCGGTCTTATAGTCGATGATGTGCGCTGTATCTCCGTTAAGAATCAGCAAGTCCACGATGCCCCGCACCCAGTAGCCCTTGCCGTACTCACAGGCATTGCCATCTCTATCCAATGCCATCCGGTACTCAGGATACTTCTCGCCCTCAGTTTCTATCAGCACATCCAAGACAGGCTTGAAGCTGGCGTAGTTCTTAGCCAGTGGCGTACCATCCTTCACATAGTTCTCCGCTGCCTTGTGCGCCTCGTTGCCATACGTCATCGCCGCCGTTGGAGCCTTGAAGAAGCGCTTGAGCACTTTGATTTCCTGATACTGCTTGGGGCAGTTCATGTAGTCCTTCAAGGAGGAGAAAGACCATGTGTAGGTAGGGGTAGTCATACAGGTTCCTTAGGCTTTGGGCCTCGTCGTAGTTGAGCAACTTGCTCCATGGTGCTGAACTTGTGCCCGTTAGCGCACTCGTATCTGCGGTAAGTTTTGTTCTCAGGTTTTTCGCGGGTCTCTAGCACCCGTGTCCATGTCCCGCACTTGGGGTCAGGACACCTCATTTGTTATTTTCCTTAATCTCGTCTAGCGATTCCTCTACCTTCAATGCAGCCTTCATACCATCTGCAAACCCTCTTTGGTATGCATCTTCATCACACCGAATTAGGTCGTTGACTAACTGCATAGTCTCTATGCATACACGGGTGAGGCTATCCAATGCAAGTTCTTTTTTAGGATTCATCTTTCTTCTCCTTTACTGTTACCTCTTCCGAAGCGCCGATGTGGTACACATTTCCCTCCTCATCTGTACACACACTGTACGCACCGTCAATGTGATGGAACTTCAGTTCAATACCCTCTTTTAGTACGATCATGCTGTTTCTTGGCACGTTGTATAGCTTCATGACCCTTGCATCACACGCAATACATCCGTCAACGCAGTACTTGCATTTACCGTCCTGCAACTTGTCCGCAGCCATTGCTCTCTTAGCTTGGAAGCCACCGCCCCACATCCCCTGCCGCTTGGCAAGTTCGTCAAACGCTTCGTCTTCTGCATCTTTCATATCAGGCTCCATACAACTAGGCCGACACCAGCCACAGCAAACAACACAGTGAGTATGGTGACTGCGATAAAAATAAAACTGAAAATCATGTCCTCGTTTTCGTCGTCTTTCATTTCCCCTCCCTCGCTTTCAGCATTGCGTCTGCAATTTCATAAGCGGTTTTTGCAAGCTGCTCGTAGGAAGAGCCAACGCTAGTCCTTAACATAGCCAGCCCAGCAAATTCGTCGCGCAGAGTCTTGTCGCGGGCATAGCCGCCAGTCTTTTGCATCCAATTCGGGTCAACCATCCACACGGGGTCGGTAATTGGTACGTTCTCTTTCATTGCAATGCTCCTGTAACTAAACCAAGTTTGACTGCCTCAAAATTTTTACCCGTGCCTTGCTCTGACAAAGTTCGGGCAATGTGCGTTGCTGCGTTGAAGTCCTCGTATGCAAGGTCACCAACAATCCCGTGACCGCTTCTTTCGTCCAAGTACTCCCAAGTGATTACCCATACTTCCGGTGGTGTGTTCATGCTTGCTCCTCCATCAGTGGGTTGATTTCGTCCAGCAGGGTTTGAATTTTGTCAATGGTGGCGGCGCTGCTCACCCCGTACTTAGTGTGCTGGCGTAGGGTTTCACGGATGTCGTGCAGCGTTGCCCAGTACTTGTGGCCCCATGAGGCCATCATGAATTCAGAGGTTTCTTCCGGTATTTTGAAAACTAGTTCGGCTTGCATAAGAGTCCTTTCGTTTGACATATTAACACTCTCCGTAGCTATTTGCGTGACTTGCTTCACACGCTACGGGTAAACCCCTAGCCCAATCAGGGGGCACAGACATGCACTCGACGATGTATGCCATGGCGCTATCTAGTTCTTCCTCGGGAACCACGCACACCGCCGCGTCATGGACGGTCAGCGCCACGCGATAGCGTTGATTTATCTTGAGCATCTGCTCCCCTACGACGACGCGCGCCAAGGCTTGCACCACGTTCTCAACCAGTGCGCCGCCCCATATGGAGACCTTGCCCTTGCGTGAGATATAGGTGTGGCCTGACTTCGACTCTGTGGTGTCCCACTTCAAGCTGGGATAGCGGATGTACAGGCCATTGGGCAGTTGGATGCCTTCCTTGGTGACCTTGAGACATTGATGCTTGCCGTAGTAATACGGCTTGGTAGTACCCCAGTTGGCTAAATCTTTCAACACCGCATCGCCGCCCTTCCATAACTGTATAACCTTGTCGTTAGCCTTGCGGTAAGTATCAACATAGCTTTGTGCTTCGTCTTCAGTAACCACGGCCCCCGGTGGCGTTGTCTTAAGCGTGTGCTGTAACTTTAATTTCCCAGTGCCATAGCCAAGGCCAAGGATGCAGGTCTTACCCACGAAACGCTCGATAGGGTTGGCTTTGGAGATGGGGCGGTCATAAATCTTGGATGCGAATACCGAGTACACATCCTCACCATCGGCAAACTGCTTCACCACATCGTCCTGACCCGCCAGCCACGCAAGCACCCTTGCCTCAATCTGAGAAGAGTCACAGTTGATGACCACATGACCATCGGGCGGAATGACTGCGTTCTTCAACGTCTTCTTCTTTTTATCCCTTGACGGAAGGTTTTGGAAGTTCACCTTATCGGAACCAGCCCACCGGCCTGTATGTGCGCCGTAGTACTTCAAGGGGATTGGTAGACGCCCCTTGTTGCGCTTGCCTACATCTATGAATCTCTCAATGCGTGACTCTTCAATGGTTGACTTCGTACCAAGGCGCACAGCGCATAGCTGTTGAACAGTCGGGTCTTCATGCTCCAGCAGCTTTAAAAACTCCTCGTCGTTCTTTGCCAACGCATAGGTCTCCTTGCCCGTGGTCTTGCTAGTCTTCATGGGCGCAGGGATGCCCCCCGCTTCCAGTAGTGCTGCAAACTGCTTGTTGCTTGCCAGTTTCTTGCGAACGCTCTCAGCATCGTTGCAACCCAACGCGCCCATCAAGCCTTCCAACAACGCCAGCTTCTCCTCCTTCAGTTCGATAGCGCGGTCTTGCAGCAACGCATCGTCAACCATGAACACCGGATGCGTAAACATCCTCAGCGTCATATCAATGAGGCCCAACTCGTCATCGGGGAACGCGCTCGACAAACCTAGCCATAACTTGTAAGTTAACTCCACGTCGTTGATACAGTAGTCGCCGTATGTAGCGAGTTCTTCTTTGGTGAAGTCCTCTCTGCGCTTGCCCTCAGCTTTGACCACCTCATCGCCTTTTTGCCCGATGCCATAGCGCACACTAAGTGATGCCAGTGACCCACCTACGTCCACGCCGTGAAGTGCCCGCGCCATGCAAAGTGTGTCGAGCATGAACATAGGGGTGACACCAAAGTGCCAGCTAAGGATGCATCCATCGAACAAGGTGTTGTGGCACAGCAGAGCATTAGTGTCCCACGGGAGCGTGGACAGATAGTTATGAATCTCAGCCTTAGTCCCTGAGAACCATGTAGCTGGTGCATCGTCTATCTTCACGCCCACACCTATTACCTCAAAGCGTCTGTCGCGCACATACTCCTCGGTGGTCTGAGTCTTGAACCCAAGCCCCTTGGTGTAGTAGGTCTCAAAGTCGAGAGTGATGATGCTCATATTCCAAAGAGGCGAGGGCTGTGGTAATAAGAGCCAAGCGTGCTGTTCAGCATGTCCCGCTGTTGAAGTGCAGCGTTGTAAGCCTCTTGTTGCATTGCAGCGTTGGCTTGTTTCGCGGCAAGCTGTGGGGTGTTTACTAGCTGTCCATACATGGCTTTGGGGTCTGCCCAACCAAAGGCTTGCCTTCCTGTCGCGGGGCCGGGCTGTGTCTTACCCTTATCATCTTCCTCGCCCGCAAGTCGCTTGAGAACCGACTCATTGAACAGGTCGCGCATCATCTCGTTACGGGCGGCTTTGTATGCGTTCAGTTCTTCCTCAGTGAAGTATCCCCCGAATTCATTTATCAGTTCATCCCACTTGCGTTGCATGAGGAATTCATCAGGGTGGTCTTTCATTCGCGCTATCAGTATCTCTAGTCCTGTAAGCATTTCTTAATCCTTAAATAGCAAATTCAATAGATACAAAAAAAGGCATGGCGAACCATGCCTTCTCAAAGAAGTTAATTCTTGATGGATTGCAGCTTGAGGGCGTACCAAACCATCTTGTCAATATCCTCCTCAGGGTACTCTTTGTACTGCGCCCTGCTCGTGTACTTGATGACATTGCCCTTCAAGTACCCACGAAACTCATCAGGTGTTAGCTTCGCTTGGATGTAGTCAATGGTTTCGATACCGCCTACTGTGTAGTGTGCGGGGCTGTTAACCATTTCTGCCTTAGGCTCTTCCATCGTGATGGGTAATGGTCGATTTGCCATTGCCCTCTTCAACTCTACTGCGCGGTCAAGTTGTGACCCACGCTTGGGTGGGGTCTTAGTTATGCCGGTCATCTTGCGCGCTTCTGAGACAAGCAAATAAACATACTTGTCTGTGCATTTGAACTGCGCGGCAAGTGCCTTCACATCAGGCTTTTCCCCGTTGTGTAGTGCTTGTGCAATCATGCGCACCTTGTCGTGCATCGCACCCCACTTGTGCTTCTTCAGTTTCGGTTTAGTTACTGTCATGTGCCTTCTCCTTCTTAAGATGGCGTTTAACGGATACGATGCCAGCGGATTCTGACCTCGCTATCAGCATAGAGTCTGCTAGTTGATACGCACGGCTAGGTATGTCTTGGTCGTAAACTCCTTTCATTAAAAGACCTACCATTGCAAGCCCCGCATGGACTTCTCGCAGTTGCTCTAAATCTTGTTCATTCATTCGGTTCCCTCTACATAAAAAGACTCAACTAACCATTCGCGCAAGTCACCGACATTGTGTTCATCAACCACGAACGCAGTACCCCCGTTCTTACGAATGTCGTATAGGTTTTTCTCCTGCAACGCTGTGGTCTTGCCACCATTCGCTTTACACTCAAGTCCGATAAAACGCCCGCAGTAGCAAACAAGAAAGTCAGGCACACCACTACTGCCGTATCCACCTGTAGCGGGCATGGCGTAGTACGCACCCAACTCCTTGAGTACCTTCTTAACTTTGTCCTTGACTTTGCGCTCGGGCGTTAGCATGGTGTCACCACATAGGTGTGGTCGTAGTGAGTCGGGCGCGTGTCATAGAAGAACACAGCGTCAAGTGAATCGTTGTACTCATCAACAATAGGTAGCCCACAATGCATGTGATGCCCTCTGCTTTCGTAGACTGCTTTGGTCATGGTCATAAATGGAATCAAGTTAGGGTATTCCTCTATGGACTTGTAACGCTTGAAATCCTCAATCATCTCTGTTTTGTGTTCACCTGTATCAGTCGGAACCATCCGCATCTTGCCAATGAGATAGTCCCCGAACTCATCCACGCCTACCATGTAAAAAGGGTTAGTGAAGAACGCATCGCACTTTTCATCTTTCATACGCTTGATGCTATCAGCTTTATCACATTTGTCAAGTAAATTTTTACATTCACTTCGGTCAAGCGATAGCTTCCGACTATCAATCTCGCCATGCAAGTAGTGGGCAAGTAAGGCATGAACAGAATTGCTGCTCAGGCTAACTTCCTTATTGGAATCCCCCATCGCCCGCCTAAGGTAGCGTACCGGAGCGCCAAGCATCTTCATCTTGCGGTCAATCATGTTTCCTACTGGTGGGATGACTTTCTTAGCCTTCAGCACACCCATCAACGATGACAGCTTTGCGCTATGAATAGTCTCTTTGTCAGCCCTGTCTGAACCGCGCTCCTTCATGTAGTACGGCGAACGCCACGAATACTCCATCACGCCCTCGCTAGTCTTCGTGCAGTTAGCCTTGCCTATGGCAATGCCGTGTTGGTTGCACATCAGCCATCCCGTATTGGTCTGCCGTGCCACGCGCAAGCCGTGCTTAAACACAATCTCACGCACCAGTGGGAAAGCGGGTGACTCCATCAACCGCAGTTTGATTTCGTCGTTCTCATATCCATCAAGAAATAATGTCATGCTCATACTCCATGTCCGTATTGTTCAACTTCAACGCCATCAACCATTAGGGTGTAACCCCACATGCTAGGCGGGTACACCTTGCCCATCTCATAGGTCACAGTCTTGAATGTGTCCTCGTTCTCCTTGTAGATTTGCTTACACAACCTAGCCCTCATTGCACCGAACACCTCAACCGCAGTCTTGTGGTGATGCCATGACGATGGGTTTTTAATCCTCCATCTGAAATCACTATTCACACCAAACGCATAAAGAACCAACGCATCAAGTGGTGCGGTATCTTTCAATGATTCAGCAAACACTAAAATTTCCTCAGGCAATTTGTGTTCTATCTCATATTCAAGATAAATAGTCTTAGCTGTGTCCAACCACGATTCAAGGGTCATCGCCTTGCACATGGTCTCGGTTACTGTAAAGAAGTCTTTGTGGTTAGCCATCAGCTTCTTAGATGCTTTCCTATCAACCGACTTACCGATGATGGTGATGGGCTTCGTAGGCTTCATGCTCTTAGTGTCTACCCGCATACCCTTGTGAATGGGATAGAACCCGCCCGTTCCTCTGAATACCATCCCACCCCGCCGTGAGTCGTTATGGAAGTACCCATAGCTTGTATCGCTAAGGAACCCACGCGCACCTTGGGCATAGCTGCCCGATGTGAACTCAAAGGTGTTGTCCGAACGCACAACGCCCATCTCATGGGGCTTGTGAATCCACAGATAATCCTGACCCCTAGTAGAGTCATGGTAGAGATTCTTACCATTCTTCTTGTACTCAACAGCTTCCTCAGGCGTGACAAGTTGTTGAGAGTAAATCCATCCATACATAACTCTGAAGATGGTCTCGCCGTTCTCCTCCTCAACTAAAAAGTACTTAGTGTTCTGTCTGCGCCCCATGATGGGGAACCGATTGGTGCTACCCCGATAGGGCTTCTCACTCAGGCTTATCCGCTTCAGTCGTGCGTAACTCAGGCTTATCATCTTGCTTCCTTTCGTTTGTAATTTCATCTAGTGTTGACAACACATCGCGCCATAACTTTTGTGAATGTTCTTGGTCACGGGACTCCATGGCTTCTAGGGCATGCATGTGGGCAAAGGCTCCGAATCGGTGTAGCAACTCCTCAGCCACCTGACGCGAGAACCTCATCTTTTCCTTAGGGTGCTTTTCCCATATTTCAGCCTCACTCCTTGTAAGTACTGAAAGCCTAATCGTCATAGTCCACCATGACTTTCCTACCCGATGGAGGCTCGAACGACTTGCACTGCGTCACCATCCACAGGGTTGGGCTGGAGATGTCCCATGTCACACTGCTTTCGACATACCCGTCCGTAAACACAATCACGCAGTCCGCATTGATGCGATGCTCATTTATGTACTCACTCACGCATGAGACCCTAGTTCCACCACCGCCTTCGGGCTTGAGCATGGATGCAATGCCGGTGTAGTCACCGGAAAACTCCTGCGTCCCTGCCACCTCAGCGTCCCACCAAATGATGCGAACCTTCTCAGGTGATGACACCTCGCAAATTGAGACCAGTTCTGTAGCAAACTCGTTCAACTCCTTCTCGCCAATCGAACCCGATGTGTCGATAGCCACAACCACCTCGCCGATCGTCTCGTTGTCCATGCTTGGCAGATAAATGTCATTAGCCATGTGCCGCTTGTTCATGCGCCGCCATGTGTACTCGTCCTTACCGCGCACCGATGCAGAGACAAACTCGCGCAACGCATCACGCCAATCAACCTTCGGCTCCAACATATCGGAGATGGCTCGGGGCATCTTGCCACCCATGCGTCCTGCAAGGATGCCGCCTTCGCGCAACGCTCGGTCAATCTCCTCGTTCAACTCCTTGCGTTCCTCGTGGGACAGCTTGCCGATGTCAACGAAGTCATGCTCGTCTGCGTTAGACAAGTCATAGGTCTTGCCGTTAACTGTTACGGACTCCCATTGGTCTTGGCTGTCACCTTCGCTATCTTGCGTCCCACCTTGGGATGGGTCATTACCTTGCCCGCCGCCTGACCCGCCTTGCTTGTTACCCTTGCACTTAGGCTTGGCGTGTTTCTTCAGATAGTTGTACACCTCACGCATCGACCAGTTGTGGAACATCGCGTCATAGACACCCCCATCCGGCAGCTCGACCAAGCGTTCGTGTGAGTTATTAACTGTCCCATCTATGTTGACAATGATGTCGTTCACCACAAAGTCAGCGGCAAGGTTTGCCATCTGCCGGTTCTCGTTGAACATGGGTAGCCCGAACATAGTCTGCTTGAGCGCGATGTGCAGATTCTCGTGAAGTACCAACCCACGCACCTGTGGCTCCTTAGTTATCTGCTCAAGGAACTTGCGCCCGTACCGCTTGTTCACCCCATCGGTGTATGCAGTAGGACAGTTGTCAATGACCGCACTCGTACCCATCAGCATCACGCCTGAGTAAAGCGCAGTCTGTGGGTGCTTGAACATGGTCATGTGTGCCCGCTTGATACGGGCGGTTTGTGCGTCTTTCAACATTATTTAATCTCCTCGTTGTAGGTTTCGTCGTAGCTGTTCCACACTTCAGTCACTAGTCGGGCATAGCCCTTAATCGTTTCGATGTCATCACCATCGGCGATTGCTTTGGTTAATAAACGCATCAATGATTCAAACATGATGGCTTTCTTACCCTCGTCATCGGCAGCGTGATACTCTTCCAAGCTATAGTCTTCCATTACTTAATCTCCTCAAAAACAAAAGCCTTACCATCGTCAACAAGGCGAACTTCCTTGTTGATTAACCTACGCAGATGATGGATAGTCATGTATCTAAACATCCGCATTTCCTCGTGCTTCTTGACCCATAGAATCGTCATCACGATTGCCCACGCGCCAAGATACATTTCAGCCACGCTGAATTCCATAGAACCTCCTGAAAGAATAGAACCCCACCCATCGGTGGGGAGTTAGTTAGAACAAGTCGTGATTGTTCTTCGCCCACTCAGCAATTTTTAGGTTGTTGCGGGCTAGCTTCACGGACTTGGATGTCCGCATCATCATGGTGAAGAACACACCTTGAATCTCGTTCGATGGGATACGCTCGACATACTCCATGAACTTGCTCAGTTGGTCTTGTGTTTCCAATACATCCACCGCTTGAAACATAATCATCAGTTGCGCGCTGATGTCCTTAGCCACCGCAATGGTTGACGGCGCTTTGATGATGTCCGCGACATCGGTTAAGGATTTCTCCAACGCCAAGAACGCAGCCATGTCACCCGCCGCGCTGTGACCAATCGTGCCGACCAACGCAACTTGCGTAGCATGCTCACCCAACGCATCGCGGTTACGCACGATGACATCGCACTTCGCCAATGAGCGAGGAGAGACAAACGACAACGCACCCTTATTAGGATGGAAGATGTACGGATTATCTTTCTGTGCATCGCCCTCGGTATACGATGCCAAGCATCGCGGGAACATAGCAACCCACGCGCGGATGACACGGGAAACGCCGTACTCAGTCGCCCACTCAAGCCACTCGTTCGGGGTTGGCTTCGCCATACGAACAATACACACACGATTCCCTGCATGGGCAAGCATCGAGTCGCCCACGCCATCGCTTGCATTGTTAGATGTTGCGATGACGATAGACTTAGCGGTCTTAGATTCGGGCAGAGGGACATCGCCCACCATACGCTCAAGCATGAGTCGCGTGAAGATGACCTGCAACAGCTTGGGTGACTTCATAAACTCATCAAGCATGATGACTTTAGGCTTGCCGTTGTGGATGTCAAAGAGGCTCGACACATAGTATTCCAACTGCTGAGTCGCATGGTTGGGGATGGTCATGCCGATGTCGCTCATGTCCTTGACAGGGCAGTCAACATAGATGTAGTCGTACTTGTCGCCTTCGATGCTTGTGCCATCCTTGGGCGAACGCCACTTGTCCCCGTTATCCATGGCAATCATAGACAACAGCGAGGTCTTGCCGCAACCGGGTTCGGACTGTACGACCACAGTTAGTTCCCCACCGATGAGTGGGATGATTTTCCGCAGTTCCTTGATGGTGACTGTTTGGGTGAAATTGACTTTGGACATGATTAAAACTTCCTTTAACTGATGTTGAACTTAGTAATTGATACGCTTAAAGACTAAACACATTGAAACGCGCCGAACTTCGACAAGATGCTGTCCACATCCTCCTTCACATTCGCGCGCACAGCGTCACTATCACGGATTAACTCCGCATCCACGCCCGTAAGGGCAACTTCCAATGAGGCGCGGGCTTCCTCCAATTCCGCATTGCCTGTCAGGTTGAACTGCTTAAACGATTCGCACATCTCCTTTGCCTTTTGGATAGTAGAGTCATAAATCTTGCGCTTCTTAACCTTGGTCTCCCCTGTGTTGTCGTCCACGCCCATGTCCTCCACACCACAGCAATGGCTGATGGACTTCATGACTTCGATGAACCTTGATTGCTGTTCCACCATTACATGGGACACTATTTGCTCAGCTTGCTTGCTGTATGTGGCGAACAAGTCCTCAGCGATGTCAGATGCAATCCCACAGCGCCAATCACTCATAGGAACCTCGGACACAAACAGATTCATGTCGAACCGATGCTCCAACTGCTCCTTGGGTGGGTAGTCTGTGCGGTTGAACATATCGCCCATGCCCGCTGCATTGAACGCCATGTTGGACACGATGCTGTCGTAGTCAGCAAGAAACTCGGCCTTCAGCAAAGCAAATTGCTTCTGATGCTCGTCATACTCCTTCTTAAACACAGGCATGTCCACCGATGGCAGCAAGTGGTTGCCCTTGTTCCACGGGTATGTCCTACGCTGAAGCCAGTTATATACTGTCTGCCGATAGTTCGCCAACGCCTTGTGCTTGGGATGGTCTGCAAGCAAGTGCTTAACATACCGGCCAGCGTTCTTACTCGCATGCTTTGCCGTAGTAACTTCATTACTGATAACGCGGTCTTGCTTGGTAGCTGACCACACATTGATGTCTACGCACACAAGGACAGCCGATGATGCCAAGCTGATAAGGTGCTGAGGCTTTTGCAATTCCATTTTGATTCTCCATTCGTTTAACACACCATGTTTCCATGGGACACTAAGTCGGGCCGCGCTAAGGATGCTTTCCGACTTGCT